TGTGGTCCGTCAGGTGGCCGGTCATCCCGGCCGTGACCGGATTCTGCGGGGTCAGAAGAAAGGACACAGCGTCACCTGCCTGCTAGCACTCGGCCGGATGTGGAGATGGCAGTGCTCATCGACTGCACCTCGTAGCCGGTTTTCTGCGCCTTCACCAGCTGCCTGTCGATGGTCTGCCCGTCCAGTCGCAAGTCGACCTGCATATAGAGAGGCTCCTCGGGTGACCCGAGCCGGCCGAGTAGACCGGACTGGCTCAGCGGCACCACCGACGCGCCCCGAGGCACGTATTTCAGCTCCGGCCCCTGCTCTCCGACCCACGACCATCCGCCCTCGACAGCCGTGCCTCCCTGAGCCAGGTACGGGATATGCGGAATGCTGATACCGAAGCTGTCTCCGCCAATGCCCGGGACCCATGACGGGATGCTGATGTGGATACCGTCGAGATAGCCGATCAGCGTATTGACCAGGCTGATGACGCCATTGATCGGGTCGCGCACGATGCCCCAGAGCGCAGACAGCGCGCCGCTGACCACGCGGCCTATACCCCCGAACACCGACCCGAAGACGCGCCCCACGGCGTCGACCTTGCCGAGAAGCCGCTCCAACCATGTGATGGCGCCCACGATCGGCTGGACGATGTCCAGAAGCCCGCGGATGACCAGCGCCAGCCCTTTGGCCAGTAGTGTTGTCAGGAAACCGGCCAGCCTGACCACGAGGTTGATCAGCGGCGTCAAGGGCGGGATCAGGCCGAGCACGGAAACGATCAGCTGTGCCAGCTGAGGCAGCAGCGGCGCGAACGCCCCAACTATCTGAACGATCACGCCCACCAGCGTTCCGAGGATCGGTGTGAGCGCGTCCACGATCTGGATCAGCGGCGGGATCAGAGCCTGAGCGACCTGGATCAGCACCGGCGCAAGCTGCTGAAACGCCGGCAGAAGAGCGCCAAGAACCTGGCCGATGAGCTGGCCGATCGGCGGAAGAAGCGGACTGATAGCAATGGCGATACCCGACAGTGCCCTGGCCACGAGTGTCAGGATCGGTGTGAGCGCGGTGACGACAGGGATCAGCGCCTGGCCGAGCGCGCCGATCAGCGCCGACAGTCCCGGGAGCAGCGCCGGGATGATCTGGCCGAGACCGGAGCCGATCGCCGAACCGAGGGCCACCACCACGGGCTCAATACTCGCCAGCGCGGGCCCGAGCGCGGACGCCAGCTGGCCGACGAGCTGACCCACCGGGCCGAGCAGACCGGACACCGCGGACAGGATCGCGCCGATACCCTGCGCCGATCCTGCCGCCCCGCCCGCGATCCCGTGGAGGAACTGCGGCAACCCGGTGGCGATCACTGTGTGCAGGCCAGAACCGAGGGCGGACAGGATCGGCGCGGACTGGACGCCGACCTGCACAATCGCTGCGGCGAGCGGCGCGACGGCTGACGCTATCTGACTGAACGCGCCGACACCCAGTGTCGTCGCGGTGCGCAACCCGCTGATGAACGCTGGGGTCTGGAACAGCGCGCCGAACTGGAGAGCCACAGCGCCGATAGCGTGACCCATCTGCGTTATCCCGGCGACCATCACCGGGAACAGCGGACCGGCCTCCTGAAGCATCTTCGTGACCGCGGGCAGTAGCGCGGTCTGTGCGGCGGTTTTCAGCTGGTCGAACTGGGCGCGCATACTGAGCAGCTGCTCGACGAACGCCCGACCGGCCGGCGACAGCTTGGCCATGTCCTGCGCGAACGCGTTCGCCGCGCCCGCGCCGCTCGACGCCGCGGCGGCCGACGCCAGCTGCTGCTGACGAACGGTATCGGTGATGTTCTGCTGCGCCTGTTGAACCTGCTGCGCTGCCTGCACCTGGGCGCGCTGAGCCTGCACAACCGCCGGCATGCCGTCGACACCCTGCCGGTTGGCCGTGTTCGCGGCCTCGGTCGCCTCTTTCGCTTTCTGCTGCGCGTCGATCAGCTGCTGCTGCGCCTGCTTCACCGCTAGATCAGCCTGCTGTTTCTGTAGCGACGTGGCCAGCCCGTTGTTCGTGGTCTGTATCTGCTGCTGCTCAGCCTGCTCGAGAGCCAGCTGAGCGGCCTGCACACCCAGCGACGCGTCCGCAGCCTGGTTGTTCAGGTCCGCAAGCTGGTTCGCGGCCTGCGCACGCGCCAGGGTCAGCGCCTCCTGCGCGTACTGCTCCTGCTGCTCCGCCTGCTGTAACTGCTGCTCCGCGTTCCGGAGCTGGACGGCGTTGGAGTACGCGGTCTGTGCGGCCTGCGCCGCAGACTGCCCACCACCCCCGCCGCCGGTCGCAGCGCCGAAATCCCGCAGAGCGCCGAACACGCCCCCGAACGCCAGACCGAGCGTAGAGGCCGCGGCCCCAGCGGCGAGAACCGCGGGTCCGATCGCCGCCAACGCGGGCGCGACGGTCGCCGCCGCGCCGGCCATGCCGAGGAGACTGCCATGTGCGATACCGAACCCACCGCTACTCGAGGTCGCTTTGCCGCCGGCCGTCTGCGCCTGGTCACCGACGTTGCGTAGCTCGTCCGCTGCCTGCTCGGCGTCGACCGTGATCCGCTTGCCGCTGGCCTCGTCGACCTTGTCCCCGGCGCGTTCGGCCGCGTCGGCGACCTTGTCCATCTCCTCAGAGGCGCCCTCGTTTTTGGCGAAGAGCCTGAACACGAGGTCTGCGCCTGCCACGAGCGGTCACCTCCGTCATTGTCGTTCTGGGATCTTGTCTATGTACTTCTGTAGGGCGCGGAACTCTCTTAGCGTCAGCCGGTTTATCTCCCATGGTTTGATGCCTAGGAATTCGGCGAACCGTCCGATCTCGCTGAAACGCTCGTCGCTGAGCGTCGTCGGGGAGCGCTTGAGCCGGTTGGGCGCGTACGGGTTATCGGCGTACCGGTTGGGCCTGCGGATTTTGGGTCGTCGACCAGCTCCATCCGGATCGAGCCCACGCCGACGTCGAACCGGTCGCGCGGGCTTTTCAGCGCCGCTTCCATCAGCGTGATGCCCTGCTTCTCCACAGCGCGCCGCAGATCAGCGAGCCAAAGCATGTGCCCGATGAACCTGACTTTCCCGAGCGACGCGGAGTCGTTGAGCTGCTGTAGGTCCACTCCTGCGTGCTCCTCGAGCACCTCGAGCTCAGAGAGCATGAGTCCGTCTAGGTCGATTAGCGACTCGTGGCCGTCGACCGTGATGCGTAGAGCTGGCATGGCGCTGCCCTCTCAGGTTTCGTGGACGATGGACTCTGCGGCCTTCTGCATGCCGTCGACCACCCGCCGGCCGAGCTGCTCCGCGTTGCGGTTGATCGTGACGTCGAAGTACGGCGTCCCTGCCTGCTGCACCCACACCTCACGGTCACCGAACACCGGATGCCGCCAGCCCTTCGCCCGGTTGAAGTTCCGCGGAAGTCGACGCTGCGAGTTAGGCATCCTGCCTGCGCGCACCTTCCACGTGACCGACACGCCCGTCGTCTTCGAACCAGTAGAGGTGGAGATCGAGCCGCTAGTAGCGGCGGCGATGCTCTCGCGCAGTCCCGCGCCCAGCTCGGCTTTCGCGGCCAGCTTGGCGCGGTGCTTGGCTTTCTCCTCGTCGGCCAGCCGGTCGAACTCGGCCAGGTCGGCGCGCTCGCCAAGCTTCTTCGAGGCGCGGGTGACCGAGGCCCGGTCGGACAGGCCGCGCGAGAGCGCCAGCGTCCGCGCCGCGCGCCTCCGGTGACCCAGGCCGCGCCGGCCGCGCGACGGGGCGGAGCGGACCGCCGCCTGCACCTGCGACGTGATCCGCTTCACCTCCGGGCGCAGGGACGACGTCAGCTCACGACGGACCTTCTTGTCCGCGCCGCGGAGCCGCTCGGCCAGCCTCCTGAGCTGGTCGGCCCCCTCGATCGTGAGTTCGGGCATGGTCAGACCGTCGCGTCCGTGGTCTGGATGATGACGGTCAGCGGCTCGACGGACAGGTCATATAGGCAGGTGAACGGGAACGACGTGTTGATGATGTCGTCGTTCGCGACCGTCGGGCTCTCGTTGTCCAAGTACACGTTGTTCAGCACGAACTGCACCGCGTTGACGGTGCCACTCAGCGTGCCCGCGGGAGTGAAGGTGACGATCATGCTGAACGCCGTGTCCGAGTAGAAAACGTCCGCCCAGGTGGCCTTATTGACATAGTCTGCTGTGACCGTGCCGGTGATCTTGTAGGGCGCGTTGACGATCTGCTCGTCCTTCAGCCCTTGATTACCCATGTACTGCCGGGCGGTGTTCAACGGGTGCTCGACGGACACCTGGAACTTCGTGACACCGTCGATCAACGACGCGGAAGAAGCGGTAGCGGCCGAGCTGCCGATCTGCACCTGCGATTGAGCCCAGTGCCACGGCAGAGCAGCAGAGTACGAGGGTGTGGCCTGAGAGTACGGCGTCTGGGTCGCGCCGTTCGGGTACCCCTGATACGCCGACGTGATCGTCGGGTCCTCTAGAACGCGCCCGTCCCAGTCGGTGGCACAGGTGAGGAACGCGTCCTTCTCGACGCTCCACGCGTACTTCGTAGGTTTACACCCGAGGATATCGTATTGGCGTAGGACAGCATCGGTCGTGGGCAAACCAATCTGCCACGCGGAGGACCGCCCCGAAATGTTGTTGCGGAACGTATGCGTGTATCCATACGTAGACCCAGACGTGGTCAGCCTAGAGCCAGCCGAGTAGATTCCCGCGCCGGCCGACTGCGCGCCCGCCGCGCCGGTCGAGAACGAGTTGCTCAGCTGGTTGAGAATCGACGCGAACTTACTTGCCTGGCACCATTCGAACGGCAGGCTCAGCGTCGCGGCCTGCGAGGTGACCACACGCCGCTGAGCCACGTCAACCAGCCGACCAGCGGCCAGGCTGGACGACTGCTTGGTGTTCTTGACCTTCTTCGCCTGGATCTGCCCCGCAGGTTCGTAAAACTTCCACGTCGGAGTGTTCACCACCACGCCATAGCTGGTCTCTTCGACCATGGCGGCGCTCGCGCCTATACCTGATCCGACCGTCGAAATGGTCATCGGCTACTCCTCGGTTTGCGCCGCGGAGGCGGCCTGGATAGCGGGCTGCGGGGGTGAGACTTGGGCCTCGTCCTGCACCTGGCCGACAGCGAGCGCCGACGGATCGGCCCCGTCCGGCTCGGGCAGCGCGTACGCCAACGGGTCATGGGCGTGGTTTGGGTAGAGCCGGTGCGGCACCGGATAGCGCGTCAGCGGCGTGAAACCGCCCGCAGCCCAGTGGTACACGTTCTCGTCGTCGACCGGGATGACCTGGCCCGGCTGGACGCCGGAATAGTCCAGCGTCGGCAGCACCATGACGTTGTTGTGGTCGTTGCGCACCTGACCCATATGCATACCCTTCTATGCGGTGAGCCGCGCGATGCAGCTGACCCGAAAAACGATCACAACGTCGCAGCCGGAGGGCTGCTGCTCCTGATGGACCTGCACACCGCCGGCAATCTGCGCCCAACCCGACGAACCCAGAGCCCCGCCCAGCGTCGTATCGCCAGGCCCGACCGGCGGAAGGCCACGAACGAAGTTCTCGAAGGTGGACCAGTACCCGAACGCGACCGAGCGCGCTTCGGCCAGGTCGGTTCCGCCGTCCCAGTGCTCGACAGCACACGTGATCTCGAACGTCTCGTTCAGCGCCCGACCCTGCGTGAGCGTCGCCACTCCCCGGTCACCGGTCACCGCGTCGTCGCCGGCCGCCTCGAGCTTCGTCGGGTCCGCACCGATCCACACACGGCTAGGCGCCTCGAGGTTGAAATCCGCGGGAGTAGGCCCGTCGAACACGTGCGTCTGCTGATCGCTGCCCCACGTGCTGGTGGCCTGCGTGACCAGGTAGGAGATGGCCGCGTTGATACGGGAGGTCACGGCGGTCATGCCACCACTCCGGGAACGCGCTGCGGCTCGAGCATCTCCAACGCGCGATTCGGGATGGAGAATCCCCAGAGCACGGTCACATCGTCGGCGCCGTACCCGCCGGACCGGCCAGAACCGCCCCTCTCTTGCGCCCACTGATGTTTCAGGATCGTCTCCGCACCGGTGAGGATCTCCTCCGGGATGACCGGCCGTCCCGCTGTATACGTGAAATCGTAGGGACCGTATATGAACGGCAAACCGGCCGTGTGGCGAACGATCCCCGTGCTCATCTCCACGGAAAGTAGCGAAAGGTCATAGACCAGGCCGTACGTGAGCACAGGAGTCATGGCGACGATCGGGTGGGGCTGGCCGGCCGGCTGGTACACCGGTGGTTTGTTCAGGGCGATGAACATGCCGCCCGCGCGCTGCCGCTCCGTCACGGTCTGGACGACAACCGGACCACAGTACTTTTCGATGAACCCCGTGATAGACCGGATGTATTGACTGATCTTGCGGTCGTACGTCGTCACACCGGACGGCGTGTTCAGCATGGCGCGCGCGTCGGCCAGGCTGAAAATGTTCGCCGCGCTGATCTGCCGCACGTCGAAAACGTCCGTGAACGCGCCAACGCCCGCCCCAGGGCCAGGCGTGCCCGTCGCGAGCCACCGGTAGGAGTGCAGACCGGCAACCTGCGTCAGGTAGCTGTACGTGTAGACCCCGGCAGTACCGGACACGGTGTACGGGCCGTCCGTTGTGCC